CTGGCTCAATAGCTATAGGTCGATCAGTCTTAGCGTTTTTAGGCACTGTCGTCATTTGGGACGATTCGCTAATCACTAACCGTTCCTTATCCCCAAACCATCGGGGGGACAAAAGGAACAGAAAGGACGAACAAACGGCTGATAAAGCTGATGTTATACCAAGTTCCTCGCGGAACTTACGCTCGGGACTGGTGTTATCTCCACGCAAGTGGAAGGTAACACCAGGCCCATGAGCGCCTAGCTCCTGTAGTTCTTCAAAAGCGCGAGTGTCTAAGGGCCCAAGAATTTGTGAGATTTTACATACGACTGCATTGTGCAGCCATACGTTATCACCAGTATAAATTAACGGGTGATAGCTCATATTTTCAAATTGGCGATTAGTCACTTTACACTTTTGCTCGCACGAAAAGAACGACTCTCGTGCGACGGCTTTCGTGTCAATCCCAGTGCGCAAGAATTCATTCTTGCGTAAAAAAGATATGGCACTGAAGTCGGAGTGAAATCGATCGGCATCGTTGTAATGATGCGGATCGACCTCAAACGACACTAAAGTCTCGTAAGCGCGATAACGATAAGCTATCGCGCAGGCAAGACTTTTAGGTGTCGAAAGAGACTCGTAGAAGGACAGGATAAGATCATCAAGATCTTGGCTAGAAACCGTCTTACGGTTGTAAGACTGTGCAAGTCTCAATTTATGAGACTTGGCAACGCTGTCGCGATTGAACATAGTTCATTACCTTTCGGGCATAGCCCAGTTGTTAGTACAGCTTCTCCTGTGTCTCAACGACATCAGTGATCAGCGAATGTGTCAAGAGATTCTTGACATACGCGCGAAGATCTTTCCGGTTTTGCAGGGAACTGCGGACCGGAAGGAAGAATGTACCCACGAAACGACAGTCGTAGGCTTTAGTAGGCACCGGGGCAAAACCGCCCGAAGTGCTTCCTGTAGCCGTCTCGAGAGTCGGAACAGTGATTTCAACGTCCACCTTGCTGATGGTCGAGCCAGGCTTTGGATCGTTTGCGGTGATCTTAATGACGGGATAACCCGACTTAATACCACCGGAACGGTCTTCAAAGTCACCGGCAGGGCCGATCAGCTTGTTTGGACTGAAGGTATGCGCGACGGGCGTTGCTGCACCGTCGTTGATGGTAATAGCTGCAAAAGCAGGCATAATGTACTCCTTATTTAACACGTTGAGAGAGAAGGGCAATAGCCTCGGCAAGGTGCCAACCAGAGAAAGGATTCTTGAAGTTAGGGACATTGGGTCTTGGAGGAGTAGAAATAACCTCCCGAACCTTATATTCCGTACGACAAGCAGAACTTCCGTTGATTGAATACCTGTAGCCGTCGGCAAAACTCTTTTGCCCGTGAGATGCATCCTCTAAAAGAGTGTGCATCTGATACGTGTACTTTGTAGTCTTAGAACCACCTAAGTAGACTAACCCGACATCGGCCGAAAGGCTAGATATAAGGTTACCCACAGGGAGGAACCAATCGACGACAAAGGACCACGGCATCACTTCCCATGCAATCTCGAGAGGATTAACAAGACCCAGTCCGTTCAAAGCGTAGAGGACACTATTGTTTACGCGATAGCGTAACTTATAGTGTACCCTTGCAGTGATTTTAGACTGGATATGTTGCCTAGCGAGAAGATCGTACTTGCCATAATAAGCACGGTACAGATCAGGGCCATAAGACGAAGGACAGCATTCATACTTTCCGTGACCATGAACAACGATCACGTCTGGTATGTTTGTAGCCCCGTTCAAAGCCTTTTGCATATTAAAGAGATCATTCATTAGCGGCTGTATGCCGAATTTGAATGCGAGCAAGTTGTTCCCAATCAAGTCACGAGGCGATTCTTGAAGCTGAGCGAGAACAGACGATAGAGTACGACGCGGGTACAGCAAAGCTTTCGCCATATCCGCAATCATGTCTAGAGTCTGAGCCCGCTCGGCAACAATATTGCCAATGTGAATAGATTGGTCAGACAACTTGGCGTACAACTGATTCCGAGCCGAAGAATCGGCAGCGGAAAGAGCCTGAGCTAGCTCAGACGCAGCGTACGTCGGGGGATTGGAGATAATTCTTAATCCGCGTTGATCAAGAATACCACCCCAGATTTGAAAAGTTTTGGGGTAGTTCTGATTAAACGTAGGATCAACAGTCTGGGAATTCGGAACCCACGAAGCGTCACGGCGGAAAGTCCCTGTATAGGGATATGTCCACTGCTTCACACGTGTGTACGGATTCTCAGCAGAATTATCGTAAACTAATCTCCATCTCTTTGTATCCGGTAAAGTACTTACGCGCCGGCGGTATA